AATCAGGCACATCAGGTTATGATAGTGCTTCAGGTATAATGACACCTGCCGAGTTTAGTGAATATAATAAATTAGATACAAATGGTCAAATGGACTATTTAAAAAATTTAGACGCTAAAGAACAAGAGCGTAGAAGAATGATTGATAAATTAATGAATGAAAAGATTACATTTGATAATAAAAATAGAGATTACATAGCCAAATACAAAACAACACCAGATGAAATGATGTCACCAGATGACAAAATGCTACAAGACGATAAATTTCAAAGACAAGCAAAGATTCAAGCGAGTAGTATTAAACCATCTGATAATAAACAAGCGCCGATTATTATTCAAAAAGGTGGTGACACGAATAATGCTAGTGTACAAACAAAGAGTGAAACTTACACAGGTCCATTAGATACAGGTATCGACCCCTATTTTGATAGAGCGTCATACAATAGTTTTTAATACTGACCTAGGTCTTTCTCGGTAATAATCTTGAACTCCATACTATTATCTTCACAATACTTACGAGCGGCAGACCATTTAGCCTGATTTTTAATATACTCAAACGACTCACGCATATATGATTTTGTTTTCTTTTTTGGTGGTTTAGGTTTTAATGCTTGACGATAAGGTTTTATTTCAATCATATACTTATCACCATTCACCGTCTTTACAACAAAGTCAGGAAAGTATCGGTGATATTTCTTGTCTAACGGGCTATAGTATCTAACAGGCAACTCTTCACTTGCCCAAAATAGAATATCTTTGTTCATGTCACAATAACGCATAAACCGTCTTTCAAGTAGTGAACGATACACTATCTGATTGGTATTGCCGACATATTTCTTTGGATTGGTTGGTTTAAATAAACCTTTATAACTCTTTCTCATATCACTCTTATTTTCTATATAAATATTACTAACTAAGGATTATTTATACATGGCATTTAAATCATTAAAAAATCATATAACAAGTTTGTCAACACCATTTTTGTCAGACATTGCTGGTAAAGCAAGTAATTTTATGAGTGGTGGTTCTCAAAAGAGTGCAGGTAAAGTGGCAGCTCAACTATTGAAGAAGTCACCATTTGATATACCAGATAGTCCATCACAACAACTTAGACAAAATCCACTATCATTCAATACAGTACAATATCCACTTGACCTTGGTAGTAACGAACTTGGTCATTACATATTATTTGAATCGGGTTTTGTAGGTTATAGTCCACAAACAAGTGGTTTTTTAGAAACTTCAAATAAAACAGGTTCAGGTGACACAATAAATATTTCATCTAAATTGCCAAATAGAAGTATTACAACTTCAGGTATCGCATTGTATATGCCACAATCTATTAAAGCAAGTTATAGTCAAAGTTATGATAGTGATGAAGCAACAGGTTTAGTAGGAGATATGGAAGCTACGGCTAGTGCAGTAAAAGGTTCAGCTGATTCAGCTGCACAAATAGAGGCAGCTTTAAAGGGTGTTGTAGGTGGTGTTGCTCGAAATGCTAAAACTATTTTAGGTGAATTTGTTTCACTTGCCGGTGTTGGTGACCCTATCAGATTTGCAGCTAAGAGAGCTGGTGTTGCAGTTAATCCTAGAAGTGAAGCATTTTATAATTCACCACAACAAAGAACATTCTCATTTGATTTTGATTTCTGGCCAAGAAATGAAGCAGAAGCAAAAGCAGTACAAGATATTATCACAATATTCAAATACAATTCATCACCAGGTTTCAAAGAAGGTTTAAATGGGTCTGTATTCACAATACCAAATTATTGGAAGATTAGTTACATGTTTAATGACGGTATTAATAATAATTTAAATAAAATTGGTGCGTGTTATTGTACAGATGTGGCAGTAGATTACACACCTGACGGAGAGTTTAGAACATTTGGTGATGGTTCACCAGTTCACACAAAACTAACAATAGCAATGTTAGAAGACAAAATTTTATCTAAACAAGACATTGAAGCAGGCGCATAATGACAAAATACTTTAATCAATTTCCTAAAATAGACTATAACATATCTGGTGTAAATGGCAACACAAAAGTTGTAACAGATATTTTTAGAAGAGTCAAGGCAAGAAGTAAACTTATCAAAAATCTAACACTATTCGATAAGTATGATGTACAAGAGGGTGAGAAACCTGAAGATGTTGCATACAAAGCTTATGGTGACACAGACTATTTTTGGGTTATAACACTTATTAATAACATTGTCAATAGATATTATGACTGGCCATTAGATGAGTATGTATTTCAACAATATGTCGCAGACAAGTATGACAATCCAGAAACAATACATCACTACGAGATAACACAATCAAGCGGTAGACAGACAGGAAACGGTCCTAGTGACTATTCCCACAAGGTAGAGTGTAATGTTACAGACGCTGGCGCAGAGGCAGTATCTAATATAGAATATGAAAGAAGATTACAAGATGAAAAAAGACAAATTCGAATATTGTTGCCCTCTTACTTGGGTGCATTTGAAGATGAGTTTATTAAATTGATTAGAAGATAATGACATGGCACTTGAAAAAAACATATTAGATAAAGTCGGTAAGTATAACTTATCCACATTAGAAATAATTTCATACAGACAAGATAAAGAAGAGAGTAAACCTAAGACTATGGACATCAAAGGTATTACCTTGACCATGTCTATCAATGAGGATATCTTTAGTAACAATATAGTTGGAAGTTTGATTGTATATGATACGCAAGATATTCGTACTATATTTCCGTTAACGGGATTAGAAAGATTAGCAGTAAAGTTTAATACACCAGGTCTACCAGGTTATGATATGACCGAAGACAATGGTGTACCGTTTCAGATATACAAGGTAGATAGTGTAAGAAAAGACCCGACAAATGATATCGGTCAATTCTATAAGATATATTTCTGTTCACCTGAAATGTATAATAATCAGGTCGCAACAGTCAGTAAAGCATACGCAGGACCAATTGAGTTTGCAGTCAATGATATATTAAGAAACAAGAAGTATTTGAATTCAAAGAAGAGTTTATTTGTAGAGAACACAGCTACTAACGCCAAGTATGTCATGCCTAGTTTAAAACCATATAAGGCAATTAACTTTCTATCATCACAATGCATATCAGGTAAATACAACAACGCAGGTTATTTGTTCTATGAAACATCAAAAGGGTTTCACTTTAGAAGTTTAGAATCATTACTTGCAATGGGTGGTGCTGTTGCCAGACCGACAAGATGGAACTTTCAATCACAGATTAATATGATTGCAGACACAAAAAAAGATGAGGTCAAAGACATTGAAAGGCGTATGCAAGCAGTGATTAAATATGAGTTCAGTAAACCGGTGGATACATTAACCAATATCATAGATGGATTTTACGCCAATAGATTGGTAGTACATGACGCATTTAATAAAACAATAAAAACACATGATTTCAATTACAAAGATAATTATGAGAAGAGTTACCATTTAGAGAGTTTAGGTGATGAGGCAGACAGTAGAAAACATATCACACCAAATACACAACTCAATGACACAGGCAAGAGTTTATACGAATTCGCAGATAGTAAGAAGATGGTAGTAACCGAAACAAGTAAAGTACATAATGATTACGAGTTTACACCATCAAGTGATACACTACCAAAGATTACCAGCCAAAAGGCAGGCTATAAGAATATGAACATGTCATTGTTAGTATATGGTAATACAATGCTTAACGCAGGTGATGTCATAAACTTCACCGCTCCTATTATGCAACCAGGAGAGAATAAGATACCAAACCCTTATACGAGTGGAAGATATCTAATCATGGCAATTAAACATACAATGTCAGTAGAGAGTGGAACACATGAAATGGTACTGAGGTGCTTCAAGGATAGTGTTAGGACGCCATATCCGAGAGAGGACGACCCATTAATCATAGGTAGAGAGTTTAATAACGCAATTAATATATACAACGAGGATATCACAGAGTTATAGAGAATCCGGCGCTGAATGAGGTGACCAGCTAGACAATGAGAAATATGAGAGATAAACAACTGAAACAGGTAGTGTGTAACCACACCACAGGACATGCAGAGGCAGATATGTTAGGTAATATTCTATTGTTCGTAGAGAGAATAAACAGACCAGGTCCTCATGGACATCATAGGAAGAGAACTGTAAAAATGTCAAATAAGAGTAAACTTCGAGTGGCCGTCAAGAGAACTTGGAGATACCTAAACGAGAAATTAAAGAGTCTAGGCCAGACTTGGACTAGTCTACGCAGATGTAAGACTATACCAGACAAGGGTACAGACGATACACCTAAGTACCTAAGTGGTGTGCGTAAGAAAA